AGATATAGACTGGCGTCAGCCAGTAATCTTGGTAGAAGGAGTGTTTGATGCCATCAAATGTCCTGACAATACAGTTCCAGTGCTAGGATCGACGTTGCCAAAGAGCTCTTTGCTTCATAAAACACTCAGCAAATACCAGACTCCTGTAATAGTTGCTTTTGATGAAGATGCTGAACAAAAAGCTCACAGGGTTTGTGGATCATTGGCCAAGGCCGGCTGCGACGTTTATAAAGCGAAAATATCTGGCGGCGATCTAGGTAGCAAGAAAAAAGAAGAAGCTATGGCTTCACTAGAGACCACGCAGAAGTGGACTACAGAATCTCTAATAACACATAAAATTTCTTCAATCAAAAGTGGATCGATATTATGATTAAAATTGCTCATTTCGGCGACGTGCATTGGCGCAGCCTCACAAGACACGAAGAATATCGAAAGTCGTTTGAAGATGCATTTGAAAAAATGCGTGTGCTTAAGCCAGATTATATTCTCATCGCTGGTGACATCGTACATTCAAAGACGCAAGGGATTTCTCCGGAACTTATCAGCAATTTGACATGGTGGTTCCGCGAGATGTCAAAAATTGCAGAAGTGCACGTCACTCTTGGCAATCACGACGGCTTGATCCTAAATCCAGACCGTGAAGATGCAATTACGCCTATTGTCAATGCAATCGATGATAACAACATCAAGCTTTACAAAAAGTCTGGCATTTATCCACTGACAAAAGATTACAACCTGTGCGTTTTTAGTTGCTTTGATGAAGATGGCTGGGAAAGCGTAAAGCCCGAGAATGGAAAGACTAATATTGCTACCTTTCATGGGCCGGTTAATGGTTCACATACGGACGAAAACTGGAACTTAGAAGGCAGCGTAAATGTCAGCTTCTTTGACGGTTTTGATTATATTTTGCTAGGCGATATCCACAAACAGCAATTTATTACTCCTAGAATGGCTTACTGCGGATCAACAATTCAACAGAACTATGGCGAACTTCCAGGAAAAGGGTTTTTATTTTGGGCAATAGAAGGCCAAGATTTTAAATCTAAGCATATTCCAGTTGCTCATGATTTTCCTTTTGTGACTCTAGAATATGAGAATGATATCGATGCAATTCAAACTCAAGCCGAAACTTATCCGGAAAAATCTAGATTTAGAATTAGAGTAAAGGATTCTGTCAATCAGGCAGAAAGAACTCAGATTCGAGCAGCTATTAAAAGTGTATCAACTCCGAGTGAAATTGTCTTCAAGAGCGAGACGGATGAAGTTTCAAACCAAATATCTGAAACTATACTAGAAGACAATGAGACTTTGAGCGATGCTGTTTCGGTTTGGAAATTAGTGCAAGACTACTATTCAGAATCTGAATTAGAACAAAAAACTTTAGACCGAATGCAGCGAGCACTTATGCAAGCTTGGGGCAAAGCTGAAATTGATGAAGACGTTGCTTCTGGTAGATGGTCTGTTAAGAAAATTGAGTTCGATAATGTCTTTGGATACGGAGAAGACAATGTAGTCAATTTTGAATCTACTAGTGGAATAACTGGTATTTTTGGAAAAAACAGGAGCGGCAAATCTTCTATTTGCGGCGCTTTGACTTACGCGCTATTCAACGGCACCGACCGCGGTCCAATGAAAAATATCCATGTTGTTAATGCCAGAAAGAATCACTGCAAAGTTCGAGCGGTTGTTTCTAAGAAAGGCAACAACATGTTGGTAGAAAGGCAGACAGTCAAGAGGACTAACAGAAAAGGTCAAGTTAGTGCAGCAACTCATTTAAATTTATTCGAATGCGACGATACCGGAACTCCAATCAGAGATTTATCTGATGAGCAGCGCCGCCAAACAGAAAAAATTCTACGGAGCCACATTGGAACTCTAGATGATTTTCTGATGACTTCATTGGCTAGCCAAGGCGACATTAACCGGTTTGTCAAGAAAGGTTCAGCTGAGAGAAAGGCAATATTGGCCAAATTTTTGCGACTCGATATTTTAGAAAATCTGCAAAAAGTCTTGAAAACAGAACTTTCTGTTGCTAAAGCCACACTGGCAAAAATTCCTGAGAAAGAATTTGACACCCAGATCTTTGATAAAAAATCTCAGATCATTGCAAGAAAGTCTGACAGGCAAAATGCTCAAGAAACTATTGCTAAAATCAGCGAAATCCTCTCTGCTATCGACAGTGCTCTTAAGAGTGATAGTGATCAGCAGTACACGGATCTAGAAGTTGCCGATCAAGAAAATTTAGTTGCAGAAATTAGCAATAGCTTAGAAGATGTCAGCGGAAATTTGCAGACTTTTTCTATCGAAAAAGAGACTCTAGAGTCTAGGTTGACCGAAGTATTGGATAAGCTGCAAGAGCATGACTACAAAGCTTTGCGCGAAGCCAAAGTTCAGATTGACGATACAGAAAGAAATCTGTTAATAGTCAGCAACAAAGTTGATCAGCAAACTTCTGAACTAAAAGCCAGCAAGAAAGAAGTCAAGAGATTGAATGATGTGCCTTGCGGAGATACATTTCCAATGTGCAAATACATCGTCAGTGCTAGAAAGGCCGAAAATTCTTTATTAGAAAAACAAGAAAATCTCAAAAGTGTCAAAAAACACGTTTCAGCTCTTAAGTCTGAGCTCAAGAAATTAGTTGCTAAAAATGTTGATGAAAAATTAGCAGAAAAATCTAAGCTAGATCAAAAAGTTAATCATCTCAAGCAGGAAATAGCTAAAAATGAACTAGTAGTCCTGAAGGCAGAAACCAGGAAAAAGCAACTGGAAAATAGGAAATCAGAAGCCCGGGCTCTCCTGGACACCATGAAAATGAACATGTGTGATGAAGAAACAGCTGAGCAGCGCAAAACCTTGATTGAAAAAAGAAAGAAAGCAGAGCAAAAGCTCCAAGAAGCCCAGAAAAAAGTGCAATTTTTGTCAGAAAAGATTGGGCTTCTAACTGCTGAAGTGGAACAGTTAGGCAAAGACAAAAAGTCGTATGAGGAAAATAATTTCCACCATAATGCCATCAATTTGCTTCACAAATCCCTAGGCAGAGATGGAATTCCACTACAGATTGTCAAGAAGAAATTGCCTATAATCAATCACGAGATTGCCAATATTCTAACTGGTGTGACCGGTTTTACTGTCGAGCTAGAATCAGATGACAAAGGAATGGACATTATTCTTGACTACGGAGATTCTCGGCGAGTTATAGAAGTCTGTAGCGGTATGGAAAAAATGATGGCATCTTTGGCAATACGAACTGCGCTAATAAGAGTTTCCAGTCTGCCAAAATCAGACACACTCATCATCGACGAAGGCTTTGGTGCGCTTGATGCTTCCAACATTGAATCATGCACGTCTTTGCTTAGAAGCTTAACAAAAACATTCAGATCTATTATTATCATTTCGCACGTAGATACAGTGAAAGATGTAGTTGATAATGTCATCGAAATTTCAACAGACAATAGGCACGACTCAAAAGTCACCTTCTTATAAGGGTAGCTATCGAGTCGTCGTAGAGGCTCACGAGCCGGCCCATAGTTGCCCAGTTTGCGAAAGTGTATTCAGAGACGACGTAGATCTAAAGAATTTTTTTGACAGGGGTGCGTGTGCTGAATGCGTAGATACTTACTACTATCCGAACGCTGAAGTCTGGGATGATGAGGGATGGCGTCCCGATCTAAAAGGTGATAAAAATGACGTTTGATGAAGTCAACATTTTAGGCAATTTGATTAATACCACATATGGAAAATCTTCGTCTCCAGCAGGCGATTATTCGATCAAGTGTGACATGGCCGGTGATACTATCACACTGAAGTACACTACATTGGTTTACTTTGTTTCAGACAGGGGTCTGCGAGATCAGGTTGTCAAATGTTCCGAAGAGGCTCACAGTAGACTAGATAAATTTTTGGCCAATCTAAAGAGTGACTTTAGAGAAGCTTCTGGTTCTACGCTTACAACTGAAATGACTGCACACGCAGACAACGTTGAATTGATCCAGTCTACATCGAACTCGCCACGCCAGATTGCGTACTACAGGATGAATCATACCCTGACAGTGGGATAAAATGGCAGGTCCCACATCCTCACAAGCCAAAGAGATAGTTAGGTGCGGCAAGGATCCAGTTTATTTTATCAACAAATACGCTAAGATCCAGCACCCGACTCGCGGCACAATACCTTTCAACACTTATGACTTTCAAGATGATTGTGTTCGAGCTTATATCGAACATAGATTCAATATCATAGTAAAGTCTAGGCAGTTAGGTCTGTCGACAGTATCGGCTATCTATGCAGTCTGGTTGGCTATATTTTATCGCGATAAGAATATTTTAGTCATCGCAACTAAGTTAGCAGTTGCGCAGAACTTCATTAGAAAAGTCAAAGTTGCTTTGGATGCATTGCCAAAATGGTTGGTGATGCCATCAATTCGTGAACGAACAAAGACGCATGTTGCTTTCACCAATGGTTCACAGATCAAAGCCGTTCCGACTTCTGAGGATGCTGGTCGTTCTGAAGCCCTGTCGATGCTAATCATCGATGAGGCTGCGTTCATTCGAAATTTTGATGAACTTTGGATGGGTTTGTATTCCACACTGTCGACTGGTGGCCGTGCGGCAATCATTAGCACGCCAAACGGCATTGGCGGCATGTACCACAAACTAGCAGAAGAAGCCAAAGCTGGCAAGAACGATTTCAATTACATCGAGCTGCCATGGTTTGTCCATCCTGAAAGAGACCAGGCTTGGTTCGACAAAGAATGTCGAAACATGTCCAAAAAACAAGTTGCGCAAGAGCTCCTATGCGACTTTTCAGCTTCTGGTGACACTTTCGTTGCTTCCGAAATCGTGGAAATGCTGCGCATGCAAATTGAGACGCCCATCGAAAAATGGGGTCCGGATGGTGGTGTTTGGCAGTGGAAATATCCGGGTAGCGAAGACGAATATGTCATCTCTGCAGACGTAGCAAGAGGCGACGGCGGAGACTATTCTACCTTCCAAGTGATCGATCGAAAGACTTGCGAGCAGATAGCTGAGTTTAGAGGCAGAATACCACCAGATCAGTTCGGCGTGTTGTTAGCCGAAGCCGGTAGAAGATTTAATGATGCCTTAGTTTGTCCTGAAAATAACACTTTTGGCTATACCACAATCTTGAAACTGGTAGAACTAGGCTATAAGAACCTTTATTTCAAATCGGC